TGCACGGCCAGACAGGCGTAACCGGCACCGGACGTACGGCAGCAGGACTGTCGATGCTGATGGGCAGCGCGGGCCTGTCGATGAAGACGGTCATCAAGAATATCGATGACTACCTCTTGAAGCCTCTTGGTGAAGCGTACTTCCAGTGGAATATGCAGTTTAATGACAATGCAGAAGACGTAGAGGGCGACTTGGAGATCAAGCCTCGCGGTGTGGCGGCAGTTATGCAAAAAGAGGTACGCACCCAGCGTCTCACCTCTCTCTTGCAAACCGTCTCGAACCCGATGCTAGCTCCGTTTGTGAAACTGCCGAACCTCATGCGAGAGTTGGCAATCGCACAGGACATCGACCCGGACAGCCTCGTCAACGATGTCAACGAAGCACAAGTATACGCACAGATGTTACAAGGGATGATGCAAGATGCTCAACAAGCAGCAAGCGCAGAAGCTGGCGGCGCTCCTCCACAGCAAGGAATGGCCCCTAATGGAGGAGTACCTAGCGGACCTCCGGGAGGTGACGATTCAGGCCGTGGTAATGGCACAATCGGAGTCGGAGTTGCGCCAAACGCAGGGGAAGCTGGCTTTACTGGAAATGCTCCTCAAATTGAAGAGTAGTCATGAGGCAGTAGTGAGGAACGATGGCTAGACGAACATACACACCTGAAGAATATCAGTCACAGTTTGTAGACTTTTACAACATGGGCGGCATCGATGTTGCTGTGGCCCCTACAGCAGGGGAAGAGAAGACAGACGAACCCGTCCGTCCGAATGTTTTGACGCCTGTGTCGGAACGCGGTGAATCTCCGGGTGTGTTTAGTGCGATTCCGCTTTCTGGATCAGGTCAACAGTTTGGGACTGAAAATTACGTCGATTACATTAAAAATTTTGATACGGGAAAGAAAGTAAACTTTAGCGACGACGGCTTTCAAAAATACTTAGAAGCGAATGCAGGATCGGCGATAGCCGGACTAGCGATGGGTCCGGTAGTTGGCGGCTTGGCGTACGGAGCGGCTTCTCTCGCACGGAAAGAGCATCGCAAGAATGCCGAAGCCATACAAGCATCCGATGGCATGGCAGGCGACATGTTTAAATTCAACGGACAGACCGTTAGTCGCGCCCCCGGCAGTAAGGTCTTCACGGGTAGTTTGGGCGGCTTGAGTCACGCGGATATGTATCGTAGCCGTGAGATAGCGAAGGGTTTTATTCCGGGAACCATGCAAGAAAGAGCGGGCACTGCGCGGGGAGCGGGTCCGCAAGGTATGCCGGGTGTTTCCGGTCTGACAGGTGTGACAAGTGTCGAAGGCGCAATCATGGACCCCTTTGGCAGGGGACACTCAGGACAGCGGGATGAGACCGGTTCCATGATGGTAACTGCCGGACAGGCTCAACGGATGCGCGAACAAGAGTTTCGCGACATGGCGGCTAGAAACAACATTAACATTTCTGACTTGAAGGGCGCGGACTTTGTAAATGCGGCTGTGGCGTATAAGCAGCACGTAGACGGGATTATGCGACAGGGTCGGAGTTTCTTTGCTAGAACGAGCGACATGTCTCCGGCTGATTACAACGCTGCTCTAGATCGACGCCGGGAAGTTGGGGCGGACTATTTGCGTAATAAGTATAGTGTTTCCACTCCTGTGGTAACAATCAGAAGCGACTTCAGGGTGCAACCGGACGATCCAGCCGGAGATGATCCGGGAATTCAAACTAGCTTGCAAGAGAAAGTACAAACCGCCGCAGCCCAAGAACAACAAAGACAACAGGAAGATCGAGACTCCGGTTTGGTAACGCCGGGGACAGACCCCTCTTTTCCATCTGGAAAAGGAGGTCCGGGCGAAAGGTATCGGGGTTCAGTATCAGTAGATACTTATGATGGATATAAAACAGTCGAAGATGATAGCGCAGGATTCGACTACAGTGGTTTCTTTAAGGAAGGCGGTCGTGTCGGTATGCAAGCGGGTGGCGCAGCCCAGCGTCCTGTTCCCGAAGCAGGCTTTGTGGCCGGTCCACCTGAAAACTTCACAGAGCGTGAGACCGTAGCTGACGATCAGAACGGAGCGGTTCCAGAGGGTACGTTTGTCATCAACGCAGCGGCTGTGGAGTTCGCCGGATCGAACGACATTCGCAAAATGATTTTAGATGCTTATTCGACTGCTCGTGAAAAAGGACTTGACATTGGCCGCGTAGATCGTAAACTATATGAAGGTACTGTAGACGTTGCTTTATCTAAGGGCGAAGTTGTTGTACCCCCTGACTTAGCCAAAATTATTGGCTACGATCGTCTCGAAAAAATCAACAATCGTGGCAAGAAAGAAGTCTCTCGTCGTCAGAAGAAGGCGGGAGGTGGATTCCTCGACGGAAAAAAGTACGCAGAGGGCGGTGAAGCACCGAAGACTCTTCCCAAGCGAAAGCCGAAGAAAGAAGCTCTCGCTGACGTAGAACTCCGGGCTGATCTGGAAGAGTTTATCAAAGATGACAATCTTGCTCGTCTAGGCTTTAGTCTCTATGAGTCAGGGGACTTAAAGTTAATCGGTATGCCTCTACCCAGAGGCGCAGCAGGTGCAACATTCGGTGGTCAATACTTTCCTAAGCAGGGAGAAGATGAATATCCGGTATATCCTTCAGGAGTGAAAGAAGTAGAAAATCCAGCAGATGCGTCACCCATAATTAAAGAAAGAGCATCTGCCGCAGGTTTTATTATGGATCAAGAAGGAGAAGAGAAAGCGCCTACAGCGGTTTACTTCTCAGAGCCTATGCCGCGCTTCAATGCTGATCGTGCATCTGTTTTTATTACTTTAGCGCATGAACTCAGACACGCGGCTTTAAATCATCTAGCCAATGAGTACGGCGTACCGCAGGAGACGTTATCGACTGAAGAGCGGGTGATGGACTTTTACGACGAAAAAGCTCGTCGAGAAGCATCGAAAAAGAACAAGTCTGTAAACAGAAAGTTTTCTCCGGAATCTTTAGATATCGATAAGACTAGCGCAAGACAGATTCCTAAGTACGCAAAAAAGCACGATATGTACGAAGAAATAGCGGGTCTCGTTTTAAAAGAACGAGGATACCCTGAACGTGCAGTACGAAAGGGACGTTTAAAAAGATTTATAGATAGCTTTTTAAAATAATTCGCTGGCTACCCGCGCAACGCGGCCCCAGCACAACCGGAGCGGCCACCCACAGCCAAGTGGCACCGCGAGTGAGGTAAATAAATGGCAAAGCGAGTAAAAGGCCATCGTGCCAACAAACCGAACGATTCTTTCGGCACAGTAAACAGCGACACGCTGTATCGTGGTAATTATCGTGATGAAGTCTATCAAGACGAAGACGATAATGAATCTGACGAAACTATGGAAGCTCAAGATGCGGACCCCAAAGAGGCTACTCCCCAAGAGACAACGAGTTTCGTAGAACAAAAACAAGAACCAGACCACGACTACAAGAAACGATACGACGACCTAAAGAAACACTACGACACAAAGGTCAACGAGTTCAAGCAGGAAATTGCCGACTTGAAGACGGCTATGCAGCAAGCACCCCAAGCACAGATGCCCGAAGGTGTAGCAATGCCTAAGACGCCGGAAGAACTGCAAGCATTCAAAGACCAGTACCCGGAAGTGTTTGAAATCGTACAGACCGTTTCTTCACTCCAAGCTGAATCCCAGCTATCCGAACTTCGTAACGAACTCGGTACGATCAAAGAGCGGGAGAAGCAACTCGAAAAGCAGAAAGCCTATGAGGAACTGCTACGATTGCATCCGGACTTTGATGACCTCAAAGGGGACGACAAGTTCCTTGAGTGGCTCGGAGAACAGCCGGAGTCTATCTCCGACGGCATCTACAAGAACAATACCGATGCACGTTGGGCGGCACGAGTACTCGATCTGTACAAGGCAGATACGGGCCAAACAAAGAAGCGTACCAAGTCTAAAAACTCTGCTGCTGACGCCGTAACACGCTCACCGGCACGAGAGGTTCGCACCACAAATGCGAACGAAAAGATTTGGAAGGCTTCAGAAATCGGCAAGATGAAGCCGTGGCAGTTCGAACAGATGGAAGCTGAACTCGACGCTGCACGGGCAGAAGGCCGAATAGACTACAACAACTAAACCTTAACCTCCAAATAGGAAGGATGATCAAATGGCTTTTGGTCGCGCTGCAGGTCATAATAACCTGCCTTCCGGTAACTTTACACCGGAAATCTTTAGCCAGAAAGTTCTCAAATTCTTCCGTCGCGCTTCGGTTGCTGAAGATATCACGAATACCGACTATGCTGGCGAAATTGAGAATTTTGGCGATACGGTTCGCATCATTAAAGAACCGACCATCACTGTATCGAGCTACTCTCGTGGTTCGGTTGTAAACCCGCAAGACTTGGCTGACGATCAGACAACTATGGTTGTCGATAATGCCAACGCTTTTGCATTCAAGATTGACGACATCGAAGAGCGTCAGTCTCACATTAACTTCGAAGCACTTGCTACCTCGTCTGGTGCGTACTCGCTCAAGCGTAAGTACGACGCCAACATCCTGCAAGCTATCTCCGACGGTGCTGGTATTGCCGGTGCTGACGACGCTTCGCTTTCGGGTGGCCTGACCACCACCAACACTTCTCTTGGTAATGCTACTACCCCGATTGATGTTGCGGGTACGAAAGACAACGCAATTAACCTGATGCTCACAATGGCACGTACTCTGGACGACCAGAGCGTTCCGGAAGAGAATCGTTGGTTTGTTGCTCCTCCGGCATTCTATGAGAACCTGTTTGGTGCAGGTGCTAAGTTTGCCGAAGTTCAGGTAACTGGCGACGGCACTTCGCCGCTGCGTAACGGCCTTGTCATGCAGGGCAACATTGCCGGTTTTGCTTGCTACAAGTCAACCGCAATGAATGCTGCTGGCACTGATACTGTAGACGTAACTGGCCTTGGTGCAGGTGAATTCCCTGTCCTTGCCGGTCATATGTCTGCTTGTGCAACCGCTTCGCATATCGCGAAGACCGAAGTTGTACGTTCGACTGAAACCTTTAGCGATATCGTTCGTGGTCTGCATGTGTTTGGACGTAAAGTCCTTCGCCCGGAAGCCCTCGTTCGTTCCGTTATCACACTGTAAGGGAGGCATAGATGGCTACTTATACCGTAACTGGCGCTGTCGCAGGCGTCCCTCTTGGCATTAAGCCGCAGATCGTTGAAGTCGTTCTTGACTTCTCTTCCACTAATCTTACTACTTCAGACTCTGTTGAGGTTTTCGAAATGAAAGCTAATACGCTTGTTCTGATGGCAGGTGTGGAAATTCTGACTGCAACATCTAACTCCGGCTGCGTTATCGACTTGGGTGACGACAGTGACGACGATCTGTATGTTGCTGCTCTTGATGCTACGGCAACAGGTCATGAGATCAACAATGCAGCAGGAACAGCAAAACTGTATACTGCAGCAGATACGATTGACATGATTGTCAACTCAGCAACCTTTGACGGTAAGTGTCGTGTCTTTGCAGTAATTGCAGAGATGGGCACCGCTGAAACAGCGGCATCGTTCGCATAAGTAACTTGTCAGGGGGGTTTATTGCCCCCTTGACACTCTTTTAACTGCATGATATAAGCAGGAACCCCTGCCGGGAAAGTAACAGGAGTTCCGCTTATGAATTACATAACCAGTAACATTCCGTATTTTAAAACTTGGGTGCGAAGAGAATACACCACCAATCACGACAGATATCAGGGTGAATTCTTACATGCAAT